CTTGAGAGCAGGAGCATGGGCTACATTCGAAGAGATGAGCACTCTTAAAGCTAGTGCTAGAAACCACTCTGACGACCTGATTGTTGAGGACAATCTTCTAGGGAAAGAAGCATGGGAAATAATACAGACAATTAAGAAGCAAAATGTCAAAGAAGCTGATAAGAGACCAAAAGTCATTGTTGCTTTAAGTGATCTTGTAGACAAGTATATAACAGCTAAGGACGGTAGATCACCTGAGCATTTGGCTGAGATTTTACCTTGGTGCTTAAACATATTGTTGGAGAAAGGCTATTTTGATTCTGATATATTTAGTAAACCACAACACGGTGGTGTCAGAGAAATTCATGTTCTAGAAATATTAGCAAGAATTGTTCAATTTTTCTTAGAATTGATTGCTAAGAAGTTGTGTTCATATTTCCCTTCTGAAACTACTGTAAATCCTGAAACAAAAAATTGGTTTGTAAAGGAACATTATAAGAGAGCATCTACATTAACTAAGCCTGCAACATTTTGTAAATCAGCAGATGCTACAAAATGGTGTCAAAGACACCACGCAGCCACATTTGCATACTTAGCTTTGCCATGTCTCCCAGAGTCATTCCATCCTTTTATAATGGCGTCTTTTTCTTTGTGGCCTAGAAAGAGATTGAACTTTCCTGTAGAACTAGCAGGGAATTTTATGGCCAATCCTGAAATACAAAGTGACAAGACTTTTGAACGACTAAGAAAGGAATATTTTTCCGGAACCGGTGTAGTTACTAGTATCAGAGGCAATAAGATTGAGGTAACATCTGGAATGTACCAAGGTATACTACACAGATGGAGTTCATTTAAGCATGGCTGCATTCAAGAACCATGGAAAGATTTGGCTGAAAATCTAATGAAAAGAGAAGGATTTAACTCAATTATTAGTGTAATCTATGGAAGTGATGACTCTGGAGCTTTGATTAGTATACAAGGAGGATACTCTAGAAAGAATCTTGAGATGGCCCATAGAGTTCTAATGTGGAAAGAAGAAATTGCTAATTTCATTAGTATAAATAATAGTAAAGCAAAAACAACAACCTGTGCAAGGGAGTTATTTGAATACAATTCTGAGTGGTATGTTGCTGGTCATCCAATTAAGCCTACTTTCCGATGGGTATCTGCATGTTTAGAGTTGTCAATGACACATAGATTCATTGATAGATTTAGAACTCAGTATGACACTCTTACACAATGCATTGAAGGAGGATGTAGTATTCTAACTGCATCAGTAATTCAACTGTGTCAAGGGTGGCTACACTATATAATGCTAGGAATATGTAACAGCGACTTGAAAGAGATGATTTGCAAAAGGCTAATAAAGTTACATGATCCATCAATTGGTTACTTTCTAGTTGATAGAGACACAAGCACAGGTATACCTGGATATGATTTCCTCTTATACCATGCATACAGAAATACCGATTATAAATATTATACATCTGACATGGATGATGAGGATCCTCAAAACCAGTTCACATACGAAGGACAAAAGGTGAAAA